CCATGCGAGCGCTGGCGCTCGGCCAGAAGCTTGTCAATGCCGCTGTCGCTCATGCCAGCTCCTCCCACACGATGCCGGCGCGCTCGCCGATGGCCTTCAGCGCCTCGATGACGGCCTCGGCCTCTTTCGGCGTCAGCCACTCCGGGTCATCGCGTCCCGTCTGACGCTTCACGAAGGCGCGCAGGGATCTGCGCCGCCGATCGCGCCACACCCCACGCCTCTTCAGCTCGCCCCACATGGCCCAGATCTTGCGCACATGAGGCTTGCGGCTGGGGCGGAAGCGCCTGCGCTTCCAGCCCCGCCTGGCGAACTCGTCAAGCACCGCCCACAGTTGCGCATCCGTGGCCTCAGCGGCGGAAGGCACGCCCGTGATGCGCTCAAGCGTCGCGCGGTATGTCTCCTCGTCCAGCCCCAGCTCGTTGGCCGCGATGTGCACCTGCGCCAGCAGGCTGCGTCTTTTGGCGCTCACCATGGCTATTCTCCCGCCAGCTCACCCTCGAAGAATGGCTCCACCACGAAGTCCTCGCCAGCACTGCCGACCTTGATGCCGGGAATGCCGGCCACTGCCTCCGGCTCCTCGCGGATGGCCTCGCGGTTGATGCTTTCCTTGACACGGATGAAGGTATCCAATCCAGCCGCCTTCAGCCGCTCAAGCACCTGTCCGGCCCCGCGAATGGTCACTGACGGCGGCCGCATGCGCCATTTGATCTCGCCGGTGGGCAGGCGGACGTATTTCACCTTGCCGCCCTGGGTCAGGGCCTTGCGGTTGGCTTCGGCCCAGATGCGCAGGCCCTCGGTCAGGGCATTGCGCTCCTCGATGTGCGGCGCGGCCTGCTCCTCATACTTCTTCTTCACCGCCGCCATTTCTTCCTTCATGTCGATCTGTATGCGCTCGATGGTGCGCGTCAGATCGCCAATCAGAGCAACAGCGTCGGCGGCCTCATCCCTGCTTTCCGGCACGGGATAATTGCTGGCCGCTGTCTTGATGCGGGTTTTGCTCATGGAATCCTCTCCTTTTCTGAGCCGCTAGTATCGCCACGTGGCGCAATGCCGGGTGTCCGGTGTCATGCCGCGCTCCCTCCATCGTCATCATCCATCACCGCGCCCGAAATGCTCGCCGGATCGGTGTGCCACGGACTGTGCCGCCACGCCCTGCACCGAGGCCGGTCATCCATATGCCTCCGGCGCGGGAAACCAACCACGTTGCCACCCCCCGCGCGGCGGCGGTGCTCCTCCAGCTCCGCTTCCAGCCGCTGGGCGGCCTCGCGGGCATGATCAATCGTCTCCACCAGCGCGCTAAGCGCCTCGCCGGCCACCAGCATCTGCTGGTCTGCGATCTCATGTCCCCGGAACTGATCCCGAATAGTCTTGAGCAGGTCACTCAGTGTCTGTTCACGCAGCATTGCTCTTCTCCTCTCCCTCGAATTCATTCCATTCCGTGCAGTGACGGCAGGCCCGCCAGTGCCTCAGATCGCTGGCCGAGCCCATGGGCATCGGCCTGCTGCGCCAGCGGCGGCATTCCTCGATGTGCATGCCGCTGCCGGTATGCGGGCACACCACGCACCGCCCCAGCACCGCCAGCACCCGCGCGCGAATGCGGCAGGTATCGCCGCGATAGGAGCCGTTCAGCACCCCGCTCACCGCCGGGCGCGAATAACCGATGCGCCGGGCGGCGGAGGCAATGGATGTGCGCGCGGCCTCCGCCCGCAGCATTTCGATCCAGTCATCATGATGCCCGGTGCTCATGCCGCGTTCTCCTCTCTCTCGAAAACCTCGCCCGTATTGCGATCCACCACGGTTCCGTCATTGCGCACCATGGGCGCGCCAGGGCCGGTATCCAGCATCAACATCCAGCGGATGAAGCCATTGCTGCCTGGTGCGGTGCCGCGCTCGCGCACCGGCAGGCGGCGCAGATATCCGGCCCGCTCCAGCGCCCGGAACCAGGTATGCAGGTTGTCATGCGGGTGGCGCTGACCCTCGCTGGCCAGTTGCACGATTTGCGGAATGGTGAATTTTCCACACATGCGCATGGCCGCCCAGGCGCGCTGGCGGAAGCTTTTCGGTGCGGGCCGCACCTTGGCCGTCAGCCGCCGGTTGGGGCCGGAGGTGAGCACTTCCTTAGTGCTGGCAGAAGCCCGTCCGGTCTCCGTCAGCCGGTAGCAACCGATCTCCACACGCTCGGCCAGGCCACGCAGGATCAGCTTTCCGGCTGCCTTGGCCACCGCCTTGCGCGGCAGCCCCGTCATCAGAGCCAGCTCTTCGGTGGTGCGGCACATGCCGGCCGCCAGCGCGTCACGCACCATCATTTGGTGCACGGCTATTCCGCTCATGCCGCGACCCTCCCCTTGCTGGCCACGGCCACGCTCGCCGGGATGTGGACAGGCTGGCCGCTCTTGCGGTCATTCACGATCACCTGCCCGGCCATCTCCGCCAGCGTCAGCCCCAGCCCGGCGTCAGCCGGCGGGTTGCGCAGTCCATAGCGCTCGATGTGGGCGATGGCCTCCTTGATCTCGCGGGTGTATCCCCGCGTCACCCGCGCCACGCAGCCCGCCAAGTCATCCGCCACCTTCACCTCGCACAGGCCGTCCAGCAGGTTGCGCACATCGCGCTCATCCGCCGGCTCGAAGCGCACATACTGGCCAATGCGGCTGGCCACCTGCGGATAACGCACCAGCGCATCGCGCACCCGCCCCATGCCGACGAGGATCACCGGCAGCTCCAGCGTGTCTGAGATGTCGCGCACCGTCTCCATGATGCGCCCGTTGCGCGCCACGTGATCGGCCTCGTCCACCACGATGCCGAAGGTGCGCCCGCCCAGCATGGCGTCTCCCAGCCGGTCAGCCAGCATTTCCAGCGCCATGCGGAACTGCTTCTCGAAGCTGTGCGGAGCCGCCGCCCCCAGTTCTCCCAGCAGCTCGCGCATGAACCAGCACGGCGACCATTCCTTCTTGGCGCGCAGATAGACGCTGCCCGTCTGCGTTGCCCAGTGACGCATCACGGTGGTCTTGCCCAGGCCCGGCGGGCCGTCCACCACCATCAGGCAGGCTTCCGCCGCCCCGCGGCGCTCCACCTGGCCGAGGCCGGCGCGAAAGCGCCTTACATTGTCGGTCTCGACAAAATTGCTGCGCATGTGTATGCTCCTTCTTGCATTTGTTGTTTTCATCTTGAGGCTGCCACGCCTGCCCGCGTGGCGGCCTCTTCTGTTGACGCAGCACACTCACCTTGCGGCTCGGTGTTCCCCAGCCGCAGCAACGCACTTTCGGAAATCCCTTCGGTCTCCAGCCAGCTCAGCGTGGCCGGGCTGGCCAGATAATCCAGCACCGCCTCATGATCGCGCGCGGTCATCAGGCCGGGGTGCTCGATGAGCCAGCGCGCATGCTCCACCTCATCGGCAAACACGGGCCGCCCGTCAGCCCGCCGCGCCGGTGCCGCGGGTGCTGACGCTGTTTCCGCCGCCGTATCTTCTGCCGCCGGCCTCTGCGCCTCCACGGCGCAATGATCCGGCTTGAGTTCCACCACATTGAGCGGCTCTTGCGGTTGTGTCTCGATGAGCCGCGGGTGCAATTGCTCTTCCAGCGCCTCGATCTTGCGCTGCTTGCGGGCGATGGCCGCCTGCACGCGCTTGCGCTCCGCCTGCTCGATGACGCTTTCGGGGAAGTAGGCGCGCTTGTGCGCATCCCAGCGCGCCACGCATATCAGCCGTCCGGGCATCAGCTCGCCATCCACCAGCGCCGCCTCGCGCACCCACACGCGCGATGCATCCTGCAGGTCGTAGCCCACGAACACCTTCTGCCCGTGCAGCTCCTCCAGCTGAGGCGCGTAGTAGTCCTGGCTGGCGAAGCTCACCAGCCCGCGGCGCACCTGGCGGATCACCATCGGGCGGAACAGATCGTCCGCCTCCGCGGGCAGCACGCGGATGGGCTCAAAGCCCTCGCGCTCATGCATGGCCCAGGCCTCGACCGGGCTCATGTGGCGCATCCGTCCGCTCTCCTCGTCGCGGATCTTCGGCAGCGCCCGGTGGGGCCGCGCATTGTAGCGCGCCACATAATCCAGCGCCGCGCGCACGAACTCTTCCCATGCCGGCAGCCGCCGCGAGCGTCCAAGCCGGCGGATATCCGCCCGCGTCGCCAGATGCACCCGCCGCGCCGCCTCGCCGTCCATGCCCGCGCCCATGTAGGTGGGCAGCTCCCGCGCGAAGCGGTTCCAGTGCTTCTGCACCGCCTCCACGATGCCGCGCGCCTGCGCGTTGCGCGGCAGCGAGTGCGCCTTGGTGATGCCCAGCCGCGCACACAGGCCGGTCACGTCATCATCCAGCAGCTGATTGCGGTATCCGGGGCCGCGATCCACGTAAAAGATCGCCGGTATGCCATGCTCGATGCAGGCGCGGCGCAGCGCATCGGCCACCTCGAACCTGTTCTCGCTGATGCCGAAGCTCACGCCCACTATGCGGCGCGTAGCCACGTCAATGATCGTGGTCACCTCCGGCTTGAAGGGCTTCTTGCTGACGGGGTGCTCCACCTCCGCATCAAAGGTGGTGCCGTCAGCCGAATAGATGGTGGTGGGCTGCAGGGCGGAGGTATCGCGCGCCACATAGGGCAGATACTTGCGGATGGCCAGCCGCCCCTCGCGCCCCTGTTCGCGCGCCGGGATGGAAAGGCGCTTCAGCACCCGCCGCACCTGGTCATAGCTGGGCGGCGTCAGCCCGTCGCGCGCCATCATCTCCAGCGCGTGCGGAATGGAGGGTTTCTGCGGGCGCTGGTAATAGCGCAGGAAATCCGGCAGCCAGTCGATTTCATCCAGCGCCCGCGCCCGCTTCTTGGGCCGCGGGGCAAGCGCCGCAAGGCCGCCTTCGCGCATCTGCCGCGCCCACATCTGCAGCGTGCGCAGGCTCAGCGCCTTGCGCTCACAGGCCCGCTTCGCCGCGCGGCGCAGGTCATCATCCAGCCGCCCGGCCTCATGATCCTCAACAAGAGACAGAAGCGCGCGCCGCTCGCGCCAGCCATGCCGCACCCGCCGCGCCTCCGCCTCCGTCAGCAGCGCCGCGCGCGCCTCCATCACCACGCGCTGGCGCGCCGTCAGGCTCTCCAGCCCTTGCTGGCTGATGCGCTGCAAGTCCAGCGCGCGGGCCTGCCTGGTGGCGGCCTCCGCCCGCCGCCCCTCCAGATCAACCCGCGCATCCGCCGGCAGCTGATCGATGTGATACTCCCAGCCGCCACCGCGCCCGGCCCGCCTGCGCGCCAGCGTGGGATGAGCGCGCCACTCTACGGCCGTCTTGTTGATGCCGCGCACGGTTGTCGGCATCCCCGCCAGCCGCAGCTCGGCCAGCTCCTTCGCTGTCAGCCAGTCTTTGGAGAGCAACTCAGCCATGGCATTTGCCCTCCATGCGCGACTCTGCGATAAAGTGAGGTGAAGTGCTCCCGGCGACCTGATGGAGAAAATCGCCGGGAGCGTTCATCGACGCCAAGCTGAAAGGAGAACGCCGATGAGTGACAAAAACGGCAAAGGTTCCTCCCGTGACACCGGGCAACGCAAGCCGCTGAGCGAAGAATACGCAGACCGTCCGATAGGCATAGGCAATAGTGCCACCCGCTCTCTCGGTCCGCGCCAGCCTGCAAAGCCCGGCAACTCCGACAAGGGAGGTGATAAGGGAGATT